GTACGCCTGTGCAAAAATTGCTACCCTTCTTCTTGGATCGTTTTTTCTTGGAGCTAGCAACAGAAATGCCTGGCTGAACGTCATCCACCAATTCTTGAACAGCATCTGCAACACTGCTAAGTGCAACACCCTGCACACTAGAAACTTCACTTTCCTTAGTGCAGGTGGCTTCGTGATTAAAGAAGCCAAAAACTTTATCTTTCGCCCGCTTCCACAACATCGGCAACCCATCTTCAGAGCACTTGTGTGCATACTTTAGGCACAATAAAAGTGCCAGGCCTATATATATAATCATGATGACCGTGAAAAGAATCACGAATACACCATGCCCTTTCTGACTTTTCTTAACTAAATAGCCTTCTTTGTCATACCCAAAACGGGTGCAACAAAATACAAGCGCCCTGTCAATAGACGATAACATACTTTTGTGTATGAACACCCTACCGCTAAAAGCAGTTACCCTGGCATACCTACCACCCTGTCCCGGTGGCTGGATCCAACCCTGATCGACAAGCAAACTTCCGATGGAGAGATCAGCTGCCGAGTTTAATCTTGTTGCGTATGCTAGCAAAGTGCCAACGCTAAGAAACAGTCCTTTGAACATTAGTAGGACCTCCGTGCACAAATAATGGTCCGCTCTTGCAAGCATTTCATCTGAAGCGCCCTGGGGGTCTCCCACAATATCAAACTTCTTGAGATTTCTACGCGGAGTCTGCTTTGCAGTCATACTAGCAATAAAATCGTCGAGCGACGCAATAGCATCAAGCAAGACGTGCAAGTTTAAACCAGCCCTGAAACCGTCGACAACAGTGTCTGCTATGTCAAACTTACGTGCAAGCTTCTGCACAGGTTTGAATAACACAGTCACTCCGAAATACATATCAGCAAAGGCATCAAGCACTAAAAAGGACTTTACGAAGACTCTTCCCGTCTCACCTAAGAGTGCCAGAAGCTTGTAGAAAATGTGCGCTACAGCGAGTGAGAAAATGTACGACTCCAATCGATTCTTGATCGTCTGGCACTTGCGTGCGAAGACCAGTCTCGACAAGTAGAACAATATAGCCTCGAACAAGCCGTGTTCCTGCACTGTGGTATATGCTGCATGAGCACGTAATGCAACGTCCCGCTCAATGGCCTTTTTGTACACTGACCTGGCTGTAAAGCCGCAGGTTAGCACAGTTAAAAACCAGAACAGATTCGTGCTGTACGTGAGCGCAAGCATTGCAAATGGCATAGCTCCCAATGGTTTCAGACCCGAGGTCAATGAAACCTCTGGAAGCTGCATCTTGACCTCGCCATCCCCGATCCCGTTCCCCCACAAACTACTCTGGCAATCATTCAACAAACCCTTCATGTTTTTCCCCTCATTTGCCCTAGAAGATCCCTCGTCATAAATGACTTCGGTTTTTT